CGGCAAAGCTCTAGGTCAAGATAAAGCTGACGAGCTTGTACAAAAATCTCATAAGATCGCTAAGTTTGATGCTACTCATCTTCAATACCTTATAGATATATATAAAGAGAAATTATCTGATATAAAGAAAAAACAATCGTTTTAATTTGGTAGTTTCGTTTTATTTATGTACATTTGTATTAAATAAAGTAAAACAATGAGCTTACTAATAGGCTTCGCTTACATAATACCACTAATATTCACAACAGCTACGGCTTGCTTTCTGTATAGAGAGTTCGCTTACAGCAACTTGTCTTTAATAGTATTTTTGGTTTTTGTATGGGATGTTTGCACTGCCGTTTTTTGGTATGGTGTATTGTTCTGTATGGTAGACAGGGTCGACTTGTTTCAAGTTGGAATACTAGCCAGCTTCTGTGTATCAATACTAGTTAGAGCCTTTGCTTTACTTATAAATAAAACCCATTATGACAACAGATAAAAACGTTTACAGAGAGAGAGCTTATAATAAAGCTATAGCTAACATAGAGGAGGCTAAAAGACGAATAGAGAGAAACGAAGGTGAGATAGAAGGCCACTGTACTACTATGATAAACGAGGAACTTCTACAGGTCACTAAACGCTCGTTAGATGCTGACCTAAAGACTTGGAGCTACATACTAGAAGCTCTGGAATTGTACGACTTCATTAAAAAATAATATTTTTTTTTAAGAAAAACTTGCATAGTAACTTTATTATGCGTATGTTTGCACTATAATTATTTCAAATATGAACATCAAAGAAAAACTATCTAAAATCCAGCAAGAGCTAAAAGTTGCTAAAAGCCGAACCAATAAGTTCGGAGGTTACAAGTTTCGTTCTGCTGAGGACATCCTAGAGTCACTAAAACCATTCAACGCTAAGTACAGTGTTATGTTTTCAGTAACTGAGGAGCTAGTGGCTGACGCTGTCATTAAGACAGAAGCTACTATATTTGACGTAGAGTCTGGAATGGGTCATTCAGCTACAGCTATTGTAGGAGTTGACTTAAACCAGAAAGGTATGGCAACTGCTCAGCAGTACGGCTCTGCTTCTAGCTACGGCAAAAAGTACGCACTCGGAAACCTTCTATTAATTGATGACACAGCAGACGCTGACGCAACCAACACCCACGGTAAGGGAAAGCCAGCATTAAAGGCTAATACAGACGCGTTTGTCAAAGCTGTTCAGTTCGTTAAAGACGGTGGCTCAATAGAGCAAATCGAGGCTAAGTATGACGTAGGTGCAGACGTTAAAAAGAAACTTGCACAAAGTTTAGTTTAATAATAATAATAATAAACCCTTAATATAATGGCTACATTAGTAACATTAGGTCTTAATAAAGACAAAATACAGTTCAACGATAAAGGCTGGGCTAACATCACAGTAAGTATTAACGACGACACTAACCAGTATGGACAGAACGCAGCAGCATCTATCTCTCAAACTAAAGAGCAGCGAGAAGCTAAAGAAGCGAAGGTCTATGTAGGTAACGGAAAAGTCGTCTGGACAGATGGAAACATCAACGTGGCGGATAAGGTAGAGCAAGGAACTGTCGCTTCTGAGCAGTCTACAGCTGGACGTGAGACACCAGACTTGCCATTCTAATTAAAGTATTAAACGAAACTAAAACCTCTCTTTTATGATAGCTACAGTAAAAAACCTTAAAGAAAAATTAATGGACGTTAAGTATGACCGCATAGAGCAAGGTCTAAGTCTTGACATCCCAGAGGTTGACGAGTGGCTAAGATTCAAGAGGGGTGCGTTTAATATATGTATAGGGCACGCCAACACTGGTAAGACTACTGTCATCTTGTATCTATTGGTAGCGTATGCTGTGAAACACGGCTTAAAATTCTTGATTTTCTCAAGTGAGAATACTGACTACAGTATCGCACGGAAGCTTATAGAGTTCAAAACAGCTACGCCTATCCAACAGTTACCAGACTCAGTAATTGAATCAGAGCTCGAATGGGTCAACGAACACTTCAAAATCATTCTAGTAGAGAAAATCTACACAGCTCGAGTATTAATGAGCGAAGCAAAAAAGATTAAAGAAGTATTTGACTTTGACGGCCTACTGGTAGACCCTTATAACTCACTAGCTAAAGACCCTCAGCTATTACGCTCGGTAGGTAGTCACGAATATGACTATCAGATAGCTTCTGAGTTTAGATTATTTTGTAAAGAGAATAACGTATCTATGTGGCTTAACTGTCACGGCGTTACAGAGGCACTACGTAGAAAGCACCCATCAGACCACGAAATGGCTGGATTCCCTCAACCTTGCTCTATGGCAGACGTTGAAGGAGGCGGTAAGTGGGGCAACCGTGCTGACGATGTAGTCTCAATTCACAGATATACCCAGCATCCTGAGAGATGGATGTACAGTGATATTCACGTAGTAAAGGTAAAGGAGACAGAGACTGGCGGTAGACCAACACCCCTAGACTCACCTATCTCAATGAGAATGATGCCAGCTAACTGTCAATTCACTGTCGCTGGAGTACCTGTGATACAAGGCTCTGTAAAAGTAGATACTAAACTAGAGTTTTAATGTTGACATTAGGAATTTTAATACTTGTATTCTTAGCGGTATATGTATACCAAACGAATGAGAATGCAGCAGTACGAGTGAGCTTCGTTAAAGGCTTAATGTTTGGCTTTGTTTTCGGTGAAGTCGAAATAGAGGAAGGTGTGACTGGTTACCACTACCAGTTAGGATTTGCATTTGTAATTTTAACAATAGATTGGTATGTCGAAGTATAAAGCTATAGAATTACTGTCAGTACATCACTCTGACTTCATTGACGCAGCTAAGAGTTTAGCTGGTAACAACTTTAAGGTCAGAAACTACGCTGAGGACTATGTTCAGGAAGCTTATATTAAGCTACTAAGGTATGACGATTTGTATGACAAGATAGTAGACGGAGAGAAGGCTAGTAAAGGATATATGTTTTTCACACTGCGGTCTATTATATTCAATGACCTTAAGAAAGTTAGAGAGCCTAAGTACAACCACGTAGGGGACCAGTACGATATGGACTACTGCTTCGAGCTTATAGACGAGGGAATCGACCCCAGTATAGAAGCTATAGAGTCTCTTGAGACTAAAATGTACGAGGTACTGAAAGAGAGTTCAGAAGATTGGTTCGACTACGAACTATTCAGAAAGTACTTAAAGACTGGCAAGTCGTTCAGAGTATTGGCTGAGGAGAGTGGTCTAGGTATCCAAACTATATACCTATCAATAAAAAAGAGCAAGCTTATAATAGCAGATAAACTGTACGAAGATTACGTTAATTATATAAAAGGAAACTACAATGGCTAGAAAAACAGGATTTTACACGGCTTCACTAGATAAGCCAAAAAGAAAAAGAAAAGGAGTTCACTCTAAAAACGCTAGTAAAAGTCAAAATAAGTATAAACAACCCAACAGAGGACAGGGTTCTAAAAGATAATGATATGAATGTTTCACTATTAGCTCAGGCTACTGACGGAATGACCGCACACGCTCAAGCTATATATAATAAATAAGAAAATGGATATTAATAATAAGGTTTTTGAATTACACGAGGAAGGTTTCAAGGCTGGTAAGATAGCACAGAAGCTTAGAGTTAAAAAAGCAGTCGTTCTGGATATACTAGGAGACGCTGCAGACAAGGGTCTAGGTGACACTATTGAGAAAATCACAGAGGCCACTGGTATTAAAGCTGTAGTTGATACTGTAGCTAAGGTTCTAGACACTGACTGCGGATGTAAAGCTAGAAAGGAAACTCTAAACAAGGTTTTCCCTAACAGAAAGCTGAATGACTTGTCAGACGACGACTACAGCTATTTAAGTCAATATTTTGCAGAGACTAGGTCATCAGTGAGGCCCTCAGAGCAAAAGGAGTTAGTTCGTATTTATAATAACATCTTCAACGCTAAGCGAGTAGTTTCCACCTGTGGGCCCTGTGTAGCTGGGTTAGTAAGAGAACTTAAACGTATATATGATGCAGCTAACGACTAAGAAGTTAAAGAAGCTTAGCTTAACAGAGCTAACTAAAATTGCTGACCAGTTCGCTACTAAACTACAATGGTTACACTCTACAGGAAAAAATGAGTCAGAGCCAGAGAAGTACAAGAGAGTAGCTCTAGAGTTATATCACGTCTCTCAGATTATAGACGAGAAGGAAGCTCTAAAATCTAACAAGAAGTTCAAGTATAATTAATTTTTTTAACAAAGGGCTTGCATATGTCAAATATTTGCCGTATGTTTGCCCTTTAAATATAAACAAATATGTCAGAAATTAGACCACGATTATCAGGTAAAAGAAAAATTAACTTCGAGTTCTTTAATCAAAAAGAGAGCCGAGTTCTAGTTATTGGTGACTTACACGCCCCCTTTGACTTAGACTCATACTTCGACCACTGTGTAGAGGTTTATGAGCGTTATAACTGCAATAAGGTAGTATTTATTGGTGATGTCATTGACAACCATTACAGCTCCTATCACGAGACTGACGCTAACGGAATGGGAGGCTCTCAAGAGCTAGAGCTAGCTATCAATAGGCTTAGACGTTGGTATCACCGTTTTCCAGTTGCAGATGTCACTATTGGTAACCACGATAGAATCATTATGCGTAAAGCTCAGAGCTCAGCAGTTCCTACCAAGTGGATTAAGGAGTACAAAGAAGTACTAGAGACTCCGAAGTGGAACTTTGTAACCTCAGTAGATATTGACGGTGTGCACTATATTCACGGAGAAGCTGGAACGGCTAGAACAAAGGCTAGAGCAGATATGCGTTCTACAGTTCAAGGTCACCTACACACTCAAGCCTATACAGAATACTATGTGGGAGCTAATAGCCGTATCTTTGGGACTCAGGTCGGATGTGGTATTGACTTCTCTGCGTACGCTATGGCTTATGCTAAGGCTGGTAAGAAGCCAGCTATCGGCTGTGCTGTAGTGTTAGGAGGTCGCACAGCAATCAACGAGTTAATGGTTCTTTAATTTTTAAATTTAATATAATGAGATTATTTTTATCAATATTTTTAGTTTTAATTTTAGTTACATCTTGCGAGAAGGATGTGCAGTGTGAGGATGGGTTAGTCACCTATCAGAAGGTAGATGTTCAATACGCTAGCTTTTTTAGCTTCTCAAGTGAGTCCACTATCAGTCTAGGCGGTATGAATGGAGATGTTAAACTCACCCCAGCTAACGCTACAGATGGAGTCATCTACTCTACTGGTGACGTTAACCTTAATGGTAACAAGTTAACGCTTAAGAATGTTACTCTAATTGTGACAGGAAACCTAAACGGAGGCGGAACTGTAGCTACAAGAGGTAACGGAGCTTTGTGTGTAGAGGGTAATATTCAAAATAACCCAGACCTATCTAACGCTACGGTAGGATGTGACACTATGTCTAACAGTGAGCTCACTACATTTGAGCAGTTAGGTACTGACTGTGACCTAGGGTATGTTAAGTACATTGACGGAGTTATGTTTAAGGCGGTTGAATTTCAGTCTATATAATATGTGTGATAAGTGTCATAACTATACGGAAAAGACCACTGATGAAGTTGCTGAGTACTATAATGAGCTCAGCCAGTGGCACGGCAAAGTTGATGTTAACGAGATGGAGGTAGAGGCTGAGGAGGTGTTAAGTAAACACGCAAAGCGTAAAGCTCAGCCAGTATTCTCTGGAGTTCTATCTTACTTTCCTGACGCAATTAAGTACATCGGCTATGTTAGTAAGGTTGGAAATGACCAGCACAATCCTGACAAGCCACTCCACTGGGATAGGTCTAAGTCTCAAGATGAGCCAGATGCTCTAGTTAGACACTTAATAGACCACTCAGTAGACCCTATGGATGACGATGGCATCCTTCACGCTGGTAAGGTCGCTTGGAGAGCTCTAGCTCTATTGCAGAAACATCTAGAGGAAAACCCTCAGTAACTAGATCGCCCTCTTAACGGAGGGCTTTCTTATTTATAATCAATATAAATAGTCATAAAAGTTTGGTAGTTACAAAACTATGCTTATATTTGTACTGTTAAACAATAATAATTAAATAAAACACGATGAACAACTATATAAACACACTCAACAACATAGATAACGCTTACGGAGTCTATGACTACGAAATCAACGAACTTTTAAACAACTTTTAAATAACTTTATTATGAAATATGTATTAAACACAGTATCTTTTTGTTTATTCGCTCTATCAGCGTCTGGAATCTTAGCATTAATCTATAACTTAATCAACGGGGTATCTGGAGACTTCGGAATCTTTTAATATGAAACTACTAGACCATAAAGAATACGATAAAAAAGAGCTCCTAGACAATATGGTAGAGGACTCGTTCTACTACCAGTTCCTAGGACTAGAGAGAGCCTTAAGCTATAGTTCGCTTAAGTGGCTATTAAAGTCTCCCAAGTGGTTCGACTACAAGTTAAGGAAGCCAGACCCTGAGACTCAAGCTCTGAGAGACGGTAGACTTGTACACGCTCAAATACTAGAACCTCAGAAGTATGACACGTTTAGCTTTGTTGACGTTAGTAGCAAAAACACTAAGAAGTGGAAGCTAGCGGTTGAGGAATCTGGCAAGGCTAATACTTTTACACTTAAGGAGAAGTATATGAATAACAGAATCAGTACAGCGTTTCTACAGAACGACAGAGCTGTCAGTTTCTTACAGGGTGCAGAGACAGAAGTCCCAGCTATAGAGCTTATGAATGGCCTACCTATTAGAGCTAAGGCTGACATATACAAGGCTGGACAGTACGTAGCGGACGTTAAGACAACTAACGACGGAGTAAAGTCAGTAGACTTAAAGAATGGCACTATAAAGAATCAGTTCGCTTTTACAGTTCAAAAGTACGACTATGACCTACAGGCCTATCTATATACTCAGCTGTACAATGTTCCTGACTTCTGGTGGCTAGTAGTAGACAAGACTACGACAGATATCGGAATCTTCAAAGCTAGCCAAGAGACCTTAGAGTCTGGTAAGTTAAAGCTAGATGCGTGTCTCAAGTTATACGAAGCCTTTTTTATAGACGAGTTAATAGATTTATCACAATACCATAAAGAATCAGTAATATGAATATAGAAAACGACCCTATGTACAAGATGGTGCTAGAGAGCACATATATAAGCCTAGCTCAAGGTGTAGAGCCACAGATGCTAGAGTACATCCTAGAAAACTATGAGGAAGATGAGAACTACGAAGCTTGTGCTGCTATGACAGTAGCTCTAGCTCAGTGGAAGGAGTATGACGGTGGATGCAGAATCAAAAACACCTATTAATGAAGGACTTTCAATCAATTAAGTATTATTCAGCTATGGAGGCAGCTAATGAAGTTGTCTCCAAGTGGCTAGAGGCTAAGCCAGATAACAAAGAGCTAAATGCTGTAGCTGAGGCTTTAATACAGTCAGTTTTCTACACTAACCAGCTAGAGCTAGACTACAAGTCAGTGGGATACGCAGTTAGAGACGCTAAGAGAATAGCTAACAGCCTTAAAGCTAAGCTAGACGAGAAGCCCTCAGAGGTAGAGTTGAAGTTTATGCAGATGACAGATGGAGATGAGAATGACGCTATAAACGCAGTACTATGAAGCAAGCAGAGAGAGACCTTATGGTAGAGCTAATGCTCCTATCAGAGACAGATATACACGAAGCGGAGAATCCCTACAGTCCTTACGATTGTGAGAGCGATAAGGCCATTATAGAGCTCAAGGTCAGAGGTAAGGTATATGACGAGAAGCTTATAGAGTTCGATAAGATATGTAGAAACACTGTTATAGCTCAGGAGAAGGGTAAAGACTTCGTATATGTAGTTAAAGACCCTAGTGGCATCTATTACAAGAATATCAGTAAAGACAGAGATACCTTATCTAAGCCTCCCGTTAAGATTAAATGTCCAAAGACTACAGAGTTCTCCAATAACGAGTATGTAGATAAGCTCTGCTACACTATCAATATGACTAAACTTATTTAGAATCAATATAAATAGTAAAAAAAGTAAGTTTTTGTTTGTTTGTGTAATATTTATATGTATATTTGTATTAACAAAATAACAGATCAATGAGAACAATATTTTTAATTATAGCGTTAGCAATAGGAGTAACGGCTTCTGCACAAGTTAAGCTTAAAGGTAAGATAGTGAACACATACAAAGTTCACACAGCAGACAGAGAGGCAGTAGGAGAGTCTAACGACTGCTCAGTTAGAGCTATAGCCTCAGCGTTTGACATAAGCTACCAGAGGGCCTTAGAGTTGACTACAAAGTACGGTAGAGATAAAGGCAAAGGTATGGACGCTAAGTCTTTAGTAGGTATGGTAGTGAGTGAGCTAGATAATGAAGCCAAACACTTCGCAGTTAATCACATAAACTCCAGAAGGTTCTCTAAAGAGTTAGCCTCAGAAGGAAGTAGCTACATAGTAATAAGCCAGAGACACGTGCATACATTGAAATACAATAGTGAGACTGGTAAGCTACACCTATACGGAGACCCTTTAGACAGTGTACTTAACATTATATACGCAATACAGATATGAGTAACTTAACAGTAATGATAGTAGAGGGAGATAGATACCTCATAAACACAGAGAGTCCAGCAGTAGACAGTAGGGTGGAGGACATCCTTACTAAATACCCAAAGGACGCTTGTATAGATTTCACTAACCCAACAATAGAAGATGTATTATGAGAAAAACAATTAAATATATATTAATTTCGATAGTAGCTTTATTTGCTTACATATTGCTATCTCCAACTCCAGAGACTTGTGACACTAGCGACACTATACTTATGAGTTATATAGCTGAGGAAGTAATTGAGGGTAAAGCTAACTACAAAGTTCACAGCATAGACTCTGAGCTCACATATAAGTCAGGAAACGTGCTAAAGTATCTTATTAAGATGCAAGCGGAGAACGGTCTAGGAGCGATGGAGACAAAACACGCTATAGTAGAGTTTACTATTGTTGACTGCAAATCATACATAACTAAAATAGAAGTAACTAAATAATATGAAGATAGATAAATTTATTACCAGTGACGAGTTCAAAGAGCTCCCAGCAAATGAGAGGCTAGATTACTTACAAGACTACGTCTACCAGTATATAGAGACAAGTCTAAGAACTATAACAATGAAACAAGAGGCTTTAACTAACCTCCTAAAAGCCATTAGAGATGCTGAACAAGTTAATACTAAAAGCTAAGTCTAAGCTAGAGGAGGCTAAAGACAACCTAAACAAGTCACCAAATGAGTTGATACATAAGAAACACGTATTATACTGGGCCAATGAATTGGTCAGGCTTACAAGGATGAAACAGTTATCCAGCTTAAACAGAAAGAAACGCTCTCAGGAATGAGGGCTTTCTTTTTATAGTCACATCACGTTATTTAGAATGTTTTTAAATAAAGAATCAAGATGTTATCAAGATCACTCATATTAATAGTCCTTATGATCTTATCAGGTTGTAAGAGTAATGAGACACCAGACTGGGAATATGTACATCCAGAGCTGAGGCCTTACTACGAGGACTTCCTTAATATAGTAGGTGATAGAGCTAACAAGGGTGAGACTGTGTATATACAGTTCTCCACCAATCTCCCTCAGGGCGTTCTAGGTATAGCCTTTGGTATGAACGCTAATGTAACTCACATACAGATAAACGCTCATAGCTGGCTGCGTATGACTGAATACCAGAAGCGTATGACTATGTATCACGAGCTAGCACACGATCTATTGGACTGGGAGCACGATAACGGCACTCTACTAATGGTTAAGGGGATGCCTAGATATGTAGATCAAACTACAATTAATACAATCACTAAAGAGCTTAAGAATGGCTGGTAGAAAAAAACAAGAAGGAGACTCGCCTAACTGGGGTGGTCGTAGAGAGAACTCTGGTAGACCTAAGAAGGAATACATAGAGAATGTCAAAGAGATACTCTCAGAGCACATAGATCAAGGTATGGTCATAGAGAAGCTAGGAGAGCTTATTAATAAAGGAGACTATAGAGCTATCGACTTGTTTATGAAGTACGTACACGGCACTCCTAAGCAATCTGTAGACGTTAAGATGGACGGTAAGCAAGATATCAACTTCACATTAAGTAATCTAATCAATTTTAAGGACGAGGAGTGATAACCCTACACGGAAAATATAAACCTCTTATACAAGACCCTAGTAGATACTTCGTACTCACTGGAGGTCGAGGCTCTGGTAAGTCATATAGTGTGAACTTAATGGCTCTATTTCTTACATTCGAGAAGGAGCAGAACATTCTATTTACTCGTTATACTATGTCGTCAGCATATACCTCCATCATTCCTGAGTTTACAGACAAGATAGAAGCTCTAGGACTAGAAGAATATTTTGAGGTCAATAGAACTGAGATAACTAATAGAGTTACTGGTAATCGTATATACTTCAAGGGTCTTAAGACAGGCTCAGGGAATCAGACGGCTGCTCTCAAGTCGTTAGCTAACATAACAACGTGGATATGTGACGAGGCTGAGGAGATACCAGACAACAACCTATTCACTAAGATAGACTACTCTATACGTGCTAAGGACATACAGAACAGAGTTATCCTAGTATTAAACCCAGCTACCAAGGAGCACTGGATATATAAGCGTTTCTTTCAAGAGGCTGGAGTTAACTCAGGAAGCAATACAACTGATAGGGATACTACATACATACACACCACTTACTTAGACAATATAGAGAACCTAGGAGAGTCTTTTCTTATCTCAATGGAGACTATGAAGGAGCGTAGGCCTAGTGAGTATGAGCATACCATACTAGGTGGATGGAGAGAGAAGGCTGAAGGAGTTATCTTTACTAATTGGAGTATAGGTGAGTACAGGAGTCAAGGTATAGACGTACTAGGGGCTGACTTCGGGTATAGTACTGATCCCTCAACGTTATTATCTACGAGCATAGACAAGGCTAACAAGCGTATATACATAAAGGAGCATCTTAATAAGCCTAACCTTAATACAAGCCAGCTAGGAGCTATATTCAGTCAGGTTGCTGGTAGAAACGTTATAGTAGGTGACTCAG